CTTAACTTTCATTATGCAGCGTTGGTAATAGTACCAGAAGTTATAAAACTTACACTTACAGTTTCAATATCACCTGTAGTCGCAGATAAACTGGTTCCTGTAACAATACCATTAAAAGTTACTCTTTTAGTACCAGAAGTATCTAAAAATAATTCAAATTGTGCATCTGCTGGATCTTCTGCTGTTAAAACATCAGCAAGTAAATTTGCTGTTTCATTACCACTAGCTGCTGTATAAAGAAAATCAACAGTTCCAGAACCAGAAATCAATCCTCCAACATACTTTCTAAAGGTATCCCCATGTCCTGTACACTCTAGGGTTTCTTTTGTTGTGTCTAAAGACCAACCAGTTGTAGAAACTATTGCTTCTGTTGTTCCAGTTCCATTTTTAAACTTAACAGAACCTTCTTCGCCACGAAAAAATGCCATTGTCCTAAGAAAAAAGAGTATTTATAAATAGTTTAACTTGTTGTTGACTTTTTTACAGTACCTTCTTCGAGTTTTCTTTTATATTGTTCACATCTGGGATCCCATAAAGCAGGATTTCGCTTGCCCTTTACTTTTTCAATAATGTCAAGCATCTCATCAGTAATTTCAATCATTTTTTGCTCCTTTTAGTGGATTTTTTACGTCTATGTTGATACTTTATCTTAGCACTACTAGTTTTTTCACGCTTAAATCTTGCTTTTTCGCTACTTGACATTTCTGAAGCTGTCTTAGGTGTCTTACTTGAGACACGTTTACTAGGCCGACAGGCGGGATAACCTCGTTTTTCACCTTTGGAGCGTCCACAAGGTTTGCCAGTTTTGACATCTACCCATTTTTCCTTAAACCAACGGGTCAGACCGCCACTACTTCTTGCCACGTTTCTTTGCCTCGGTGCGATATGTACCGCCACGCTTTTTGTACTCCCGTACTAACCAAGCGTTTGCGTAAGCAGAAGGGTAAACTTTAAATTTACGTTTTGCTTCTGACTTTACTCTGGAGTATAACGCTTTATTGACAGGTACATTCGCCACGCTTCTTGCCTCCTTTTTTCTTCT